CGGGATCCTTCTCCGCGAGAAAGATGGTAACTACCATGCCGCATCAGGCAGTACCGGTCACAGGTGGGTACAGTTCGAGTCATTCAAGGAAGCCCACCCAGACGACTGGAAGGAATGGGTCGACTGGAGTTACTTCGAAGGTCTTGCTGACGCTGCAAAGGCTGCGGTGGGAGACTTCGGGGACTTCGAGGCCTTCACCCTTGGAGCTTGACGGATACGTCTGGGACGGAGACAACGATGGCTGAGTACGTGAACCAGTGGGAGTCATATAAGGAGCTCTCGATCGAGAATGACCGGGATCCGGTTCTTGATAATCCGATCATCTACGGAGTCAACGTCAAGCACTTCACGCTGACGGTATATTCTCCTGAGGGTCGAGTCAATAAGTACTGGAATGCCCGTATCCTCAAGGACCAGGTGGGTCGATGCCGGATCGCGTGTCCTCGCGATGGCAAGATTCTATGTTTTGCCTGGTTCGAGTGGACTTCGTACATGTTCTCCCACGATGGTCTGAATGAGCTGGTGTTTATGCCCAGGATGAATTCTAGGCTTCCATCTACTCTCTGGAATACAAAGGAGGTGAATTGATATGTGCGGACACTGGATTATCGTTCGCGGTCCTTTCTGGCAGCGATACTGGATGTACGTTCAGGACGCAGCCTGCGGTCGTCGCAACTGGACCTGATATAGTCTGACAAAAGCCCCCGGGTCTGTAAAAGGGCCCGGGGGTACGCGTCAAAAACCACGGGTATTATGAGACCCCTCTACTCGAAAGGAAAACTCATGCTGCCTCTCGCAAAGACCCTCGTCACCGGACTCTCCTCCATTGGCGCTGGTATGATTGCTAGTAGCCTTTTCCAGCCATTCTACAAGAACGCAAATGGAATCACAAAGATTCTGCTTTGGTTCGGTGGAGCTGGCCTTGGAATTGCTGCTGGTAACGTAGTCCAGCGCGAAGTTGGAAAGCAGTTCGATGCTGTGATCTATGCTGTCAAGGAAGCTCGAGACCACGTCGAGATCGAAGACTGATCTCGCTTATACCCCATTAACTTGGGGTATAGGCTTTTCTGAAAGGAGCACACATGGGAAAGATTGTCGTTCACGAGAAGCGACTGACTATTGACGGGGACTTCCTCTCGCTTGAGGACTGCTTCGAGGCATTCCGGCGCAGTGTCGAGTATGCTGAGAGTCACGACATTGATGACACCCTCGTCATCTCGAGCTCGATCGATACGGTTGAGTTCCAGCGAGCGAATGGGAACAGTGTACTCGCAACCTATGACGATATTCACAAGGTGCTGATCATGCGCCTCTTCCTCAACGAGGGGGACGTGGTGATCAAGCCGATCTATATTTACAACCACAGCGAGTACCAGACGGCCTGCAGCTTCATGCGTCAGGTCCTTGGTGGGCAGCTTGATCTCAAGAAGGAGTGGCTTGCATGAGTAAGAACAGCAAGAGCGTCATTGATTTCTTCACCCCCGACGGCCAGCTTCGAGAAGAGGCTGGAGAGTTCGAGGGTCTGGACCTGGAGCCCTTCATCGACAAGCGGTCAAAGGTCACCCCGGCATTCTCAAGCGCGCTCATGGGGGTTATGCAGTTCGATCTCGAGAATGATGTTGAGGTCAGCTTCTATCGCCAGCCCAACTGCGTCTTCGGAGAGATCTCTTACCCCAACGGCATCAAGACAATCCTGTTCAAGTGTCGTCAGCGCAAGAATCTCACAGGGTTCATCCGTAAGGTCCTGGAGATCGGATCCTGGGACACCACTCGAGTTCACACTGACTTCCGTATTCACGCCGACTTCTGAGGAGCACACAATGGCACGACCCAAGAACATCACTATCGAGAACGCCCGCATCTTCTTCAAGGACTTCTCCGCCTCTGGTCCTTTCGCCGGGGGTACCAAGCGCACGTTCTGCGTCGAGATCCCTGAGGACATGGTCCCTGAGCTCGAGCGGGACGACTGGAATGTGAAGACCCGGGAGTCTCGGAATGACCCGGATGCCCTGACTCATTACATCAAGGTGGAGGCCTCTTACCGGTCCCGTCCTCCGAAGATTGTCTGCATCCCGAACCTGACTCGACGGAAGGTTTATATCAACGAGCAGACGATCGACTCCCTTGACTATGTCGAGATCCTGAACGTGGACCTCACGATCAATCCCTATGTCTGGGAGGCGAATGGGAACACCGGTGTGAAGGCATATCTGGGAACCATGTATGTCACGATCTCCGAGGACCCGCTCGACGCCAAGTATGCTGATGAGGAGGTGGCTGCCTGATGCGACGCTACGGACTCTTCAACTTCCTCTTTGATGTCTTCATGGTCTCGGTGACCGGAGGATTCTGGCTCATCTGGATCTTCATTAGGGAGATGCGGAGAGGCTGATTTTATACCCCGGGGTCTGTAAAAGGGCCCCGGGGTCCCCCACTTGTAGAAAGGACACACGTGGCTAGCCGACTCATCGTCAGTGCTGATGATATTCTGAAGGCGGTCAAGGAATCGGAGGAGTTCGAGAGGAAGGCCCTCACTGAAGCTCGTAAGCGAGATCGAGCTGAGGGCAAGGAACCTCGAGAGACTCTGTATCCAAACCCGGATCTTAAGCCTGGTCGAGAGATCGTGCTCGACTACATCAAGAACCCGGAGCGTCGTCGTACGCCACGGTGTTCCGTTCATCTTGAGAAGCGGACTGCGAACAACAGCTATCGTTTTATCGTAGACGTGTCTCAGGTAAGGAATCGAGAGCTTGCGGATGAGATTGAGAAGGATCTCTTCGCATTCATGGACTACCTTCTCGACGAGTACGACATCCCACGACGAATCAAAAGGAGCACAAAATGATCACTCTTATCAAGGTTGACGAGGGTCCCGTCGACATTCACGAGCTTCGTATGCAGTATCTTGCCAAGCTCAAGGAGACAGACGGGGTTATGCTTCCCACGTTCATCTACCGGAACAAGGACCTCTTCGTCACTGAGTTCAAGCCCACTTGCGATGACCAGTGGATCATGTACATGACGAACGCTGAGGGTCTCATCACCAAGATGCGGATCAAGAACGGCGACCTGATGAGCAATGGGTCAGTTCTGTTCCTTGCTGAGGAGAGGAAGACCTACTCGTACAAGGAGTACTTCGACTACTGGACTGCTCGCGAGGGTAGGCCTGCTCCGTTCTTCTACGAGTCCCGGCAGTACCACGTCAAGTCGTTCATGCGCGTACCTGGAATGCCAGAGCTCCTGATTACCGCCGAGCGAGAGAAGGACCACTGGTACACCTTCCGACTCTCGGATGGTCTGAAGTCCAAGTTTACTCGACACACCATTACCAACGAGAAGGGGCACCAATCGTATGACTGGGTTCTCAAGAATGCTCAGTGGGAACTTGACACGATCCGTTATTTCTGAGGAGGATATTGTGGAGCTGACTTCAGCTGGATATTACAAGATCCCGAGGTATATGGGTTGGGAGGAGTTCCTGGCCCATACTCGAGAGGTTCTTGACTGCGGGAACCACATGTATATTCAGTTCTCGATGAAGGAGGGGCCTGTTCTGGTGACAGATTTCCGTAAGGAGAATGGCCTAGATCTGGACAACGCATGGCTATTCACTGTCTCTGGGGTCGGGCATACTCATACTCTCATCGAAGACATCACCAACTTCAAGTTCATTCAGTTCCGGCCTAACACAGAATGGGTGGCAATTCACATGGGAAGCACTAAGCGACTCGGCGTCAACGACTTCAACAAGTTCCGTATCAGCGAGACGTTCCAGCATCTGCATCCGGTCATTTTCTTGCGCGCTGGATATTTCTGGCACGTGATGGGCATGGAGCCTACCGACATCGAGGTAGAGGGCGGGAAGGTGTGGTACCTTTACCTGAAGCGTCAGGACAGGGACTTCATGATCAGGGTTGATTTCACAAGCGATCAGAAGTTCATCTTCAATCCTCTGTCCGACTCCTGGTCTCTTGACAACCCGACCCAGGAGATCACCGACCTTGAGGGGATCAAGAAGGCGCTCAAGTCGGACGAGGTTTCCGAGGTGATCGTCTCCGGCGTCCCGATGCGTCTCATCCGGGTCCAGGAGATCGCGAAGGGTGTTCTCTTCTTCGTCTTCCTCGACACTAGCGAGAAGCGTCGGTACTATTACGCCCGTCACACGACGAAGCTCCGTATTGTCGAGAACGCGGAGAGCGGAAGGAAGGAATACCTCCTGGACCACATCAAGGCTATGCACATTGACTGAGCGCTGGCGAAGTTTACCCCACCCCTACTCAAGGTATGAGGCATCCGATCTCGGTCGGGTGCGGAATATCTCGAGTGGGCGAGTTCTTCGGATCCAGAAGTGCTCAGACGGGGCTCCCGGGTTCTCCCTGTACCGCGATGACTCAGGTAAGCAGACTATGGTTCGCTGTGGTATTGTTATCTGGCGTGCATTCCATGGAGAGCCCGGGGCACGGCGATATGTCATTCACTTGAATGGCGACATGGCCAACTGCAGTCTTGAGAACCTCAAGCTGGTGTCCTACTCCGAGTACCGGCAGGCCTGGTATGATGAGTACAATGCTCAGATGGATGCTCTATTCGAAGAGACCCAGTCTGAGCTCGATGACTATATCTTCGGCTCCTGCACAGAGTCCGAGATGGAAAGGAGATCTCGAGTATCATGACAGTTACGTATCGCCCTGAGCAGATTCAGGCGGTGCGTCAACTGCAGAACGGCAGCATCTTGGCGGGTGGCGTTGGTTCGGGGAAGACCCTGACCAGTCTGGCGTGGTACCTCACGTCGGTTTGTAACGCCGCCTCGTTCAAGAAAGGGGGGTCCTTGGCTAAGAAGAAGGTCAAGGGCTCCCCTACGCTGTATGTCATCACAACCGCTAAGAAGCGGGACTCCCTTGAGTGGGAGGAGGAAGCTGCGCGTCTCGGTCTGAGTACAGATCCTGCATGTAGTTTCACAGGTTCATCCATTGTGGTGGACTCGTGGAACAACATCGGGAAGTACTCGGATCGAGAACACGCGGTATTCTTTTTTGATGAGCAGCGTGCTTCCGGCAGTGGGCGCTGGGTCAAGGAGTTCTTGAAGATCACTCGTAAGAACACCTGGCTTCTGCTCTCGGCAACACCTGGAGATGTCTGGATGGACTACCTCCCGGTATTCATGGCTCATGGATTCTTCAGGACTCGTACGGAGTTCATGGAGGATCACGTCATATTTGACCGCTTCGCAAAATATCCCAAGGTCAAACGATACATAGGGGAGGCGAAGCTGCAGAGACTTCGTCGGAGTATCCTTGTGGAGATGCCGGTGGAGCGACACACTACTCGTGAGAGGGAGACTGTCTACTGCGATTACGACCGTGACTTGTATAAGTGGGTCGTGAAGAACAGGATGGATCCCTGGACAGAGGAACCCCTTAGAGATGCAGGTGGGGTCTGCAGAATCTTGAGAAAGGTGGTCAGTGACAATGACTGGCGTTCAGAGCAAGCCAAGCGCATACTCTCAAGCAATGAGAGGGTTATCGTATTCTACAATTACAACTATGAACTCGATCGAATCCTTGCAGTTTCAGAGAGCCTTGGACTGCCTACGGCGCAATGGAATGGACATCGGCACGATGCTATACCAGCAGAATCTCGATGGGTCTATATCTGTCAGTACACCTCGGCAGCAGAGGGATGGAACTGTACTAGTACCGATACGGTTCTCTTCTGGTCCCTCAACTATTCCTGGAGAGTGACGGAGCAGTGTGAGGGTCGGATCGACCGACTGAACACGCCATATTCTCGATTGAAGTACTACTTTCTTGAGTCGGATTCGTCGATCGACAAGGCTGTTCGGCGGTCATTGAGCTCGAAGAAGGTGTTCAACGAGAGGGCATTCGTCGGTTAGAATACGTGTGACGGTGGGTCGGGAGAGTGGTCACTTTTTATTTGGTGGCCATTTTTCCGTCACACTGGCCATTTTTTCATGTTACAGAAGTGACAGATGATACTCATCACACGTATTGTGGACAAAAAAGTGGACACTTAGGTGTCACACGTATTGTGGACTTTTCCTTGGAATTGCAACGAAAGGTCACAAAGTGGCCATTTTTTGTAAAATATATATATTGATTGATTGATTGATTTTTTAATATATATATGAGTATAGGGTTTTTTGGGTATTTTTTGTCCACCCCTTCCTTGAGGCTGTTTGATGATGTTTGACGATGTTTATCGATCGAATTTTCACATTAGTCACATCTGTAACAAAACCCCATCCAATCTAAGGATACCCCCTCTACAATACGTGTGACACCCCTTGTCGCAATCTACGCATATAATGATAAGAAGGATAGAAACAAGCCTATCCCTTCTTATAGGCTTACCCAGAGGAGCACACTATGCGTGAGTCACAATTCCAAGCACAGCTCATCAAGAAGCTGAACAAGATGCTTCCGGGGATCATCATTCTGAAAAATGATCCCAACTACATTCAAGGTATACCCGATCTGATTCTTCTCTACAAGAATCGTTGGGCAGCCCTTGAGGTGAAGCGAGGCGCCATTGCCTCAGTCCGTCCGAATCAAGCACACTATGTTCGGACCATGCATGCTATGTCGTATGCCGCATTCATCTACCCTGAGAACGAGAGCGAGATCCTCAGTGAAGTTCAACAATCACTCACAGCTTAATGGAGCCCACGCATTCCTTTCTGCCAGTAAGTATCACTGGCTCAACTACTCTCCAGACAAACTGATCGAGACCTTCCGAACCGCCCAGGCTGCCGCAAAGGGAACCCGTCTTCATGAGCTCGCCGCTGAGCACATTCGGTTGAAGATGCGCATGCCTCGAAACAAGGTGACATTCAACAACTATGTTAACGATGCTATTGGGTTTCGGATGGAGCCGGAGCAAGTCCTGTTTTACTCGGTCAACTGCTTTGGCACTGCTGACGCTATCTCCTTTGACAAGGGCCTGCTTCGCATCCACGATCTGAAGACTGGCGTTCACCCCGCCAAGATTGATCAGCTCATGATCTACGCGGCACTCTTCTGCCTCGAGTATGATGAGCGTCCTGGGGCTATCAACTATGAGCTCCGTATCTACCAGAATGACGATATTCAGGTAGCAAACCCGGAGGGCGACGACATCGCCCCTATCATGGACACCATCATCCAATTCGACAAGCTTATTGAGAAGATCAAGGAAGAGGAGGCCTAATGGATCTCGCTCACTATGGTGTTAAGCGTAAGTCTGGACGTTACCCCTGGGGTTCCGGAAAGGACCCGCATCAGCACTCGGGCGACCTCCTCTCCACCATCAAGGATCTGAAGGCGAAGGGTCTCTCCGAGACTGAGATCGCCAAGGGCCTTGGAATGACTACCACCCAGCTTCGAGCCCAGAAGTCCATTGCCAAGAACGAGAAGCGTAAGGCTGACGTTGCAATGGTGGCCCGGCTCAAGGAAAAGGGTATGTCCAACACGGCCATTGGTCGTCGAATGGGCATCAACGAGTCCTCCGTTCGAGCGCTTTTAGACCCCACCCTCAAAGAAAGGGCGGGGAGTACTGAAGCGCTGGCTAAGGAGCTCAAGAAGCAGGTCGGTAAGGACGGTCTACTTGACGTCGGACTCGGCGTTGAGGTCAACATGGGCGTTACGAGCACCAAGATGAAGACCGCCACCGCCATGCTCGAGGCCGAGGGCTATCACGTCCACAAGGTGAAGGTCCAGCAGCAGACGACTGGTAAGTTCACCGAAATGAAGGTCCTGGTGCCTCCGGGCATGGACTACAAGACGGTTCTGGCCAAGCGGGGCGAAATTAAGGCCCCCGGGGTCAATATTGAGGACCGGGGTCATACGGTATACGGTATCGAGAAGCCCACTGCAGTTTCTAGCAAGCGACTTAAGGTTCGCTATGGAAACGAGGGTGGTACCGATATGGACGGTGTCATTGAGGTTAGACGTGGAGTCAAAGACCTCTCCCTCGGTTCTTCCAACTATGCCCAGGTTCGAATCAGTGTTGACGGTACGCACTATCTCAAGGGTATGGCGATGTACTCGGATGACATCCCCAAGGGATATGATCTCCGGTTCAACACGAACAAGAACCCGACCGGAAACAAACTGGATGCCCTTAAGAAGCAGACAGGTGACCCGGCGAACCCATTCGGTTCAGTAATCCGCAAGCAGCTTCACTACACCGACTCGAATGGTCGGAAGAAGCTCTCTGCGATGAACATCGTTAATGACGAAGGTACTTGGGGTGATTGGTCTAAGACCTTGAGCTCACAGTTCCTTTCGAAGCAGCCCGTCTCTCTTGCTAAGCAGCAGCTTCAGAAGGTACGAGACAAGCGCCGGGCAGAGTTCGAAGAGATTATGGCTCTTACGAACCCCTCGGTCAAGAAGAAGCTGCTTCAGTCGTTTGCCGACTCTGTTGACTCCGATGCCGTCGATCTTAAGGCGGCAGCTCTACCTCGGCAGGCCAGTCAGGTAATCCTTCCAGTCCCCAAGATGAAGACCACAGAGGTTTACGCCCCCAACTTCAAACATGGGGAGAAAGTTGTTCTTGTTCGTCACCCTCACGGTGGACGATTCGAGATTCCTGAGCTGACAGTCAACAACAAAAACCCCCATGCCAGAAAAGCAATAGGGACCAAGGTTAAGGATGCAATCGGAATCCACCCTAAGGTGGCGGAGCGTCTGTCTGGTGCAGACTTCGACGGAGACTCTGTTCTATGTATTCCAAACAATAGCGGAAAGGTGAAGACCTCTCCTGCTCTGAAGGGCCTGAAGGATTTCGATCCCAAGGTTATGTATCCTGCCTACCCCGGAATGACGCCCATGACTTCTAAGCAGAAGCAGATGAAGATGGGTGAGGTCTCAAACCTGATCACTGATATGACTATCGGTGGTGCAAACCAGGCTGAGATTGCCCGGGCCGTTAGGCACTCCATGGTTGTGATTGACGCTGAGAAGCACAAGCTCAACTACAAGCAGTCCGAGATTGACAACGGTATTGCCGCCCTCAAGAAGAAATACCAGGGTAAGGCAAATGCCGGGGCTTCCACTCTCATCAGCCGTGCCTCATCTGAGAAACGGGTTCCTGAAAGAAAAGCCCGGTCCGCTTCAAAGGGTGGGCCCATTGACAAGAAGACTGGACGCAAGGTCTATGAAGAGACTGGGGCTACTTATGTGGACAAGCATGGTAAGACTGTGCTTCGTACTGAGAAGTCCACTAAGTTGGCCGAGACCCATGATGCATACTCCCTTGTTTCAAAGAATGGGAGTGCTATTGAAACGGTCTATGCCAATCACTCTAACGAACTGAAGGCTATGGCTAACGAAGCCCGTAAGGCTACGCTTGCTATCCCCTCTGTTCGAAAGAACCCCCAGGCCGCAAAGACCTATGCCCCTGAAGTTAAATCCCTCAAGGCCAAAGTAAACGAGGCCCTCCGGAATAAACCCAGGGAAAGACAGGCTCAGGTCCTAGCTGACGCAGTCATTAGGGCTAAGAAGCAAGCTGATCCAACTCTTGCCAATGATAAAGAGCGTCTCCAGAAAGCCCGGCGCCAGGCTTTAGCCGAGGCCCGTCAAAGAACGGGGGCTGGTAAGAAGCCTTTCGCTATCACTCCTCGAGAGTGGCAGGCTATCCAGGAAGGTGCTGTCTCACAGGCTGCTCTCAACAAGGTTCTTGAACTTGCTGATGAATCAGTAGTAAGGGAACTGGCTACACCTAGGTCGCAGCCTAAGGTATCGTCTAGCATGGTGTCCAGAGCCAAGGCTATGAGTAGTAGAGGTAAGACTGCTGCTGAGATTGCTGAAGCTTTGGGAATCTCTACAACATCTGTTCACCGTGCTCTAGAGGAGGGCTGACCACACCATGGTACACACCCTCTCACAGGGCCTCTCTAAGGAGGTCTACTATGGCTAGGATGCTGTCTACTACTGACAATCCTTACGATCCAAGAACTTCATGGGACGAATGGTTTGCTTTTGACACTGCCCATGGCTACGGTACCTGTGGCCTCCTGGCCAGGCTGTGCACATCAAGCGATTCGTTAAGTGAAGAACTTGAAATCGAAGAAATTGAAAATGCAATTGATCGAATTCTCAATCTTGATGGAACAAATTTCTATCAAACTTTTGAGATCGATGATTGAAAAATAAAAATTTCTTCGTCGACCCGGGGGAGGGGGGTCTCGCATTTAGGCCCCCCACCCTCATCGCCGCCCCCTCCATATTTTCCCCGGAGGGATATTTGGAAAGCCAATTGGGGACTAGGTTCTAGGGCTCACAGGAAGTTTTTGTGTGCTCCTTTCTTCCTGCTGGTCTCGCTCACAACGGGCCCTAGAATCTAGCCCTCAATTGGCCCCAAACGCCCTCTATCTAAGGAGCAACTATGGGTAAAAGGGCCGCAACACCCTCTAAACCAGCTCGAACTGTAGAGCAACGCGAAGCGCAAATGATCAATCTGGCGCTTGAGCTTGCTGAGAAGCAGCTTCGGGAGGGTACAGCACCGGCAACCACGGTGAACCACTACCTCAAGCTCGCCTCCACAAGAGAACAGCTGGAGGTAGAGAAGCTGAGGAACGAAACAGCACTCCTCGAGGCGAAGAAGACGGCGCTAGTCAGCGCTGAGCAAGCCGAGAAGATTGCCAAAGAAGCCATCGAAGCCTTCCGTACATACTCTGGAGCGGGAGATGTTACGAACGTATACTGAACTGGCGCGCCTCGAGACCTTTGAGGAGCGGTTTGACTACCTGGCTCTCACCGGGCAAGTCGGTACAGCCACGTTTGGCTTCGATCGTTACCTGAACCAGCGATTCTACACCTCGACGGAGTGGAAGAAGGTCAGGAACTTTGTTCTGGCTCGAGATGAGGCCTGTGACCTCGGGATCGAGGGACTTGACATCAGATACATGCCGCTAATTCACCACATGAATCCGATTCAGCCCAAAGATCTCGAGGAATTCAATCCAGACATCCTCGAGCCAGAGTTTCTCATCACGACAACCAAGAATACCCACAACGCGATACACTTCGGAGACCGATCGAGGTTGACACCACGAGTTGTTGAGCGTCGACCGAATGATCAAGCTCCCTGGAGGATCTAATGGGAACGATTCTTGAAGATACCAAGAAGGCAATCGGCATCATGCCGGGATATGATGTCTTCGACGACCAGATCCTCATGCACATCAACACTGCACGAATGGATCTCGCACAATTGGGGCCAAAATGCGATGTCCCGATTGAGAAAGATACGGCCTGGACTGTCTTCGACCAGATCGACGACGAGGCCGCAATCAAGTCTTACATCGCCATGAAGGTTAAGCTGTTCTTCGACCCACCGGGGAACTCCTTCTTGGTATCGGCATACCAGAAGCTGATCGAGGAGGCAGCATGGCGACTGATCTATCAGACCGAGGGGAAGCAGAGGTAGAAGACCTCGTCCACCACGGCGTAAAGGGCCAGCGTTGGGGCGTCATTCGTAAGAAGGCTTCCGCCGGACGTGTCGCAACAGCTAGAGCCCTCAAGAATACTGGGCGTTTCACCGTCGACGCTTCCCGAAAGACGGCGTCAAGCGTTCGAAAGGCTAAGCAGGCTCATGACGCACGAGTTGCCGGAAAGGTCGAAGCTAAAAAGGCCGCTAAGGCCCGAAAGAAGTTCGCAAACCGCGGATACAAGAAGATCAGCGACACCGAGCTCCAGTCTCGAATTAAGCGGCTGGAGCAAGAGAAACGCTATCGGGAGCTCAAGGCTGATCGCCACCTGGTTCGAGGTCGTGAAGTCACTCGATCGATCCTCGAGAACTCTCTGACTAAGGCTGGTACATACGCAGCAACCAAGGCTATGAAGACGGCATTCGATAAGTCGTTCGATACCGGTAAGGAAGGGAAGTCCGCAGCCGAGACTCTTAAGAAGGCAGCGGAGAAGGCGAAGGAAGCCGCTGAGGCAGCTTCAGTTGTGGCCGAGGAGACCAAGAAGGAAGCCAAGTCTATCGGTGGTCCCGCGCTCAAGAAGTCTCCTGAACGAAAGCAGATCGAGAAGCCAAAGTCTTTCAAGCAGACTAAGCCCTCGCCTAAGAAGAAGCGGTATCCTCGTAACCCTGGGAGCACGGCTAAGTAATGCTCTCGAACACCGCAGTACCAAAATACTACGGGCAGTTTCGTGACGCAGTAATCCGAGGCGAGATTCCGGTATGTGAAGAGATCTCATGTGAGATGAACCGGATTGACGCACTGGTCGCCAATCCCGAATACTACTATGACGATCAAGCCGTGGAAGGATTCATCGCATACTGTGAGAACGAGCTTACTCTGTCCGACGGAGCTGACCTCCATCTTCTAGACAGCTTCAAGCTCTGGGCCGAACAGCTCCTTGGATGGTACTACTTCGAGGATCGCCAGGTCTTTGTCCCGTATGAGGACGGGGTCGGCGGTCACTATGAGACCAAAACCGTAAAGAAGCGCCTTACAATCAAGCAGTATCTGATCGTTGCTCGTGGAGCGGCGAAGTCGATGTATATGTCTCTGATCCAGAACTACTTCCTGGTGATCGACACTACCACGACGCATCAGATCGCTACGGCTCCGACCATGAAGCAGGCTGAAGAGGTGATGGGTCCCTTCCGGACCGCCATCACTCGAGCCCGAGGTCCGCTGTATAAGTTCCTGACTGAGGGATCCCTTCAAAATACAACTGGTGCGAGGGCTAACCGCCAGAAACTGGTTGCTACGAAGAAAGGTGTGGAGAACTTCCTCACTGGGTCTCTTCTCGAGGTCCGCCCCATGTCTATTGACAAGCTACAGGGTCTTCGACCCAAGGTTTGTACGGTGGATGAGTGGCTTTCCGGTGACATCCGTGAGGACGTGGTCGGTGCACTAGAACAGGGGGCCTCAAAGATCGATGACCCGGTCATTCTGGCCGTCTCATCTGAAGGAACCATCCGCAATGCGGTGGGCGACACCATGAAGATGGAGTTGCTCAAAATACTGAAGGGCGAATACATCGCCCCTCACATCTCAATCTTCTACTATAGACTTGACGACATCAAGGAAGTAGCAGATCCTGCTATGTGGGTGAAAGCCCAGCCGAACATCGGCATTACTGTTTCTTATGATCGGTACCAGCAGGACGTCGATCGAATGGAGCAAGCTCCTGCCGCTCGAAACGACATCCTCGCTAAGAGGTTCGGGATCCCCATGGAGGGATACACGTACTTCTTCACCTACGAAGAGACGATCCCGCACAGGAAGAACACCTTCTGGAACATGCAGTGCGCTATGGGCGCCGACTTGTCCCAGGGTGATGACTTCTGTGCATTCACATTCCTATTCCCACTCAGGAATCAGGCTTTCGGCGTAAAGACGCTGGCGTACATCTCTGAGCTGACGCTTATGAAGTTGCCGGGAGCCTTGCGCCAGAAGTATGACGAGTTCATCCAAGAAGGAAGCCTCCGAGTCATGGAGGGTACCGTCCTGGACATGATGGAAGTCTATGAAGATCTAGACCAGTACATCGATGAACAGAAGTACGATGTCTCGGCATTTGGGTTCGACCCGTACAACGCCAAGGAGTTCGTAACCAGATGGGAGCAGGAGAACGGCCCGTATGGTATTGAGAAGGTCATTCAGGGAGCCAGGACAGAATCGGTCCCCCTCGGGGAACTGAAGAAGCTGGCCGCTGAGCGACTCCTCATCTTCGACCAGGAACTCATGTCTTTCACCATGGGAAACTGTGTCACCCTTGAGGATACCAACGGTAACCGAAAGCTGCTGAAGAAGCGCTCGGAAGAGAAGATCGACTCGGTGGCTGCTCTGATGGATGCCTTCGTGGCATACAAGATTAACAAGGAGGCATTCGAATGAGCAAGGAGGTGAAATGGGTTTAACCGACCGATTGAGCCACGCCTGGAATGCATTCACCAGGTCCCCGGATAAGAAGAACTTCACTCCCGAGTATGGGTCGTGGACGTTTGGAAATCCGAACCTGAACTACCGGCCTGTCGTCGGGGATCAGACAATCGTCACTAGCATCTACAACCAGATTGCTATTGACGTATCGAACGTCCCGATCCGACACGTCAAGACTGACGAGAATGGCAACCTCAAGAGCTACTACCGTAGTTACTTGGACGACTGTCTGTCTCTGAGCGCCAACATTGATCAGACTGGACAGGGATTCTTCCAGGATCTCGTCCTGACTCTGTTCGAGGAAGGCGCCGTGGCGATCGTCCCTGTCGATACAGACGTGAGTCCGGATATGACTCAGGGATATGACGTCAAGTCGATGCGAATCGGAACGATTCTGAACTGGTATCCTCGCCACGTCCGGGTTGAGGTCTACAATGACCAAACTGGACAGCGAGAGCAGCTGACGCTTGATAAGGAATTCGTCGCCATTGTGCAGAATCCTCTGTACAGTGTGATGAACGCTCCTAGCTCTACGCTGCAGCGACTGACGCAGAAGCTTCATCTGCTCGATGCCATCGATAAGCAGTCTGGATCCGGTAAGCTGGACATCATCATTCAGCTTCCTTACGTTGTCAAGACTGAGCTCAAGAAGCAGCAGGCCGAGGCACGCCGTAAGGCGATTGAGGAACAGCTCGCAGGGTCTCAGTACGGTATCGCTTACACCGATGGTGCCGAGCGAATCACTCAGCTGAACCGACCTTCCGAGAACAACCTCATGAGTCAGATCCAGTGGCTCACTACCCAGCTGTACAACCAGCTCGGAATGACTGAGGATGTCTTCACCGGTAAGGCCGATGCTCGACAGATGCTGAACTACCAGAACCGAACGGTTCGTCCAGTTCTGAAGGCGATCACGGACGCTATCACCCGGACCTTCCTCACCAAGACTGCCCGAACGCAGCGTCAGCGGATCATGGCGATCGAGGATCCGTTCCTCAATGTCCCGCTGGAGGAGATGTCCAAGCTGGTCGACTCTGTCAAGCGCAACGAGATTGGTACGGCCAATGAGCTTCGCCCGAAGTTCGGCTGGGCCCAGTCCGAAGACGAGACAGCGAACCAGTTGGTGAACTCCAACATCAATCCGATGGGCGAGGAACAGCCGCCTGGTGAAGAGCCAGTCGACGAGACCCCTGCATCGGAGGTACCAATTTCCGAACTGATGGAGAGTAGTCAAAATGGCAGTTAAGTGCGATTTCTCTGGCTACGCC